CTATTGATCTGGAATTGCTTCCAGCGTCTGTTATATAGAGACCCAGTTGTTTCGGTACCTCCCCATTGAGCATATACGCCTTTCGCATATTTCAAGCCATATTCTTTCGATACCTTTGTCGTATGTGCCGCCAAAGGGTCAGGAAAGCCCAGACCTGAACTCAACATTGCATCATCTGCCATAGAATGTTGTGTCTTAATATATCCTACAAATGTAGGAATTATCTACTTAGGTCCTTTCCTTTGCGGAAGAACACTTTATTTGAGAAATCTGCCTTCTTAACTTGCTTGACAACCTTCTGAGATCCTAGCAGCGCAAGACCTGCACTGATGGTCAAGTCATACTTGGTTCTGTCGTCAATCTTGAAATTAATCCAGTCCTCTAACGTCCTGTTAAAGTACATCTTACCGTATTCTCCGGTATCATTATTTATACCTACGTGCTCGTGGATATATGCCTCAATGGACTGTGCGTGTGCTTGGATTACGTCTTGAGAGTTTGAAGGAATACCCTTTGACTTTACCGTTACGTGGTTTGTAGAACCGCCGAGGTGTTCTGGCCTATCCATAACGTAACCATCATAACCTCTTGATTCAAAGTATCTTACGATTCCGTATTTGTTGTTTTCTATCAGAAGTGGGAATCCGTAGAACGATGCAGCCATCAGCACATCCTCGTAGAAGATGCGAGCAAGTGGTGGGCGAGATGCGTACTCCGCAACGAACATATTGCTGGGGTACTTCATATTAAACTTCAAGTACATATGACACGCCCCCTTAGAGGACCGTCCATCCACAGTTGCGTCTAGGTCATAGGAGTCAACTCCTCCGCAGCCGTACATATGGTTTGGAGCAACACGCTTCCCGTTCTCTATCTTTGATATATTTCTGTCTTCAGGATTCGGCATCCAGGTAATTCTCCACCTTCCGTCTGCCTCCGGTTTGAATAGAACCTTTGTATCTGCTACGCCATTCTCCCAGTAGAAGTTCCCTTGTACAATCGGATTTGGGAATAGCTCGTCGTTGTACTGAATCTGTTCGTATATATTCCCGATGTTGAACAGACTAGCCTTGGTGGAATCTCGGAAGGCTTCATCCTCGGTAAATGGAAACTGGCGGATAACTTCGTTTAGTTCGTAGCTATCGCTTGTCAGCGCTTTTCTCTCGTTCTTCAAGAAAGTACGTGCACCTATATTTATGACATCTCCGTCAATACCAATGATTGGTTTCTCTGGATCTTCTACAATTGGGTTTCCGTACTTGTCAAAGAACCCTTCCAGAGCATCGTATGCGGGGATAAAGATTCTGTATAGGCCAGACTTGGTCCGATCATTCTCGTTCCTGTCTGATGGGTCTGAGTTGTAGTATAAGTCTCTGTACTGACGACCACCCTGATCCAGTGGATTTACTGTAGAACCGACAAGAGCTTTTCCAATAATTTTACGACCAACAAGGAGACAGGTTCTATGGATACGCCAAGACTCACGAATGTCTGTGGGCTTGATCCATTTACCAGCCTCGTCAAGAAATAGAATGTGTGTCTTAGATCCATCATATGCGTTGTTTGTGGTGTTTTTCCAGTTAATGATAGTATCTAGTGCCTCGCCCCTACTGGATGTCTTATTTGCCTTCGTAATGCGTTTAGCGGGCTCTCTGAATGCTAACTCTACACGTGGGTTCGTGGTACCGTCCTGAATAGGTTTAAAGAAGAATGGATAAGAACGGAAGATAGGTATCACTTTCGACATAAAAACTGCCTCCTGTGCGTCGGTACCAGTCTTGCTCATAATACCCAACAGCTTATCTTTCACACGGGTTCCCTCGTCTGCTATGATGCTGCTCGCCATATTTGTATATCCAGAACGACGACATTTCACGTAAACTTGCCCCATACTTCGTGGGTCTACCTTACACGCCTCGTAGTGTATGAACAGCCTACGCTGAAACTCAAGGTACATAGGGTATCCGATGTCAATCTTACTCCACTGCAAGAACATATAGTGGTGTCCAGTGATGTACGTAGGTACACCATTGTTCATAAACCATACTCCATTCTTTCTGCGTTCAAATTCAACTTCGATGTATGGGCGAAACTTGGACTGAAACTCACGTGGGGTCTCGTACCAGTCGTCCATAGACTTGATGGACATCAGCTCCTTTGGCAATTCTATATGTTGCCAGTGCTGGTCTTTTTTAGGCATTTTTGAGAACAGAATGTCCTCGCTCCTAGGCTGTTTAGGCAATTGGATTAAAAGTCCAGACAGTTCTATAACTTCTCCCTCGGTATTGTCGGGACATATCTTAATTACGGTATCTGTCTGCTGGGCACCATCAACCATTCTGGTGACTACGTCAAGGCCAGCCATTACTTAGCCATCTTTTCTGCAAACCCGCCACGGAAGTCACGCTCTTCAATCTGCTCCTCGTTTTCCGACAAGGAACGGATCAATTCCTCAAGCTTCTGACGCTCTTGGATAAGTTCACGTGCATCTATTACCGACTGCTTGATTGCAGACAATTCAGCTTTTCGTGCAGAGCCTGTCAACTCAGGGTCAACTGGTTTCTTGATTTCTTCAATGAGGCCATCAATAGCCTGTTCCATAGATGTCAACAGCCTCTTCGCCGCATCAACGGTTGTATACTTCGAGGTAGTTTTCATCTGCAACAAAGATTAAATGTTCAAACATCATTCTCCAGACCTTCTTACCGTCTACGACCATTTCGTAGTCAGCGTTCTTCTCGAAGAATACAATGTCACCTTTCTTAACTCCACGCTCATTTAGGTAGGCTGAGTCGCACCAAATCTTACCGAATCTGTTCAGTGGCTTCTCGGTCTCAATGAGTTCAATAATGTCACTCTTGAGCTTAGGCTGTTCGACTTCCTCAACGAATACCCAGTCGGTCATCATATGAATCTCTCCAGTTTCCTTGCTCTTGTATGCATAGCACTGCGTACCGAATCCTCCAGTCTCGCTGTAGCCAACCTTGTATAGGTGCTCTTTTGGATCTATACACTGAGCTCCGCCGTAATCCATTACGTGGTGATGAATAAACAAAAGGTCTCCAACCTTAGCACCAGTGTTATGCTTCAGTGGAATACCAGTAATCTCTGCATAGTGGATTCTATGTTCAAACTCGTTAAACTTCGAGTCTAAATAAAGTTCTTGTCCGCCAATGTTTACCGTGTCTTTTACACGCTTAGGCAGATACACGATGAAATCGTATAGTGGATTCATAATAAATTAAATTAGTGTTGTAACTTAAAAGTTACAGTCGTTTTCAATAATTACAGGCATACCTTCTACACGCTTCCACAGTAGGTTTGACCCATCTTCGGATTCAATGTAGATTAAGTAGTTTTTCTCTGAGGTCTTGTGGTAATGTCTTTCGTCAAGTACAATTGCAGAGACGTTACCCATACCAGCTTTCTGTCCAACGAAGTAGGCCATAGCCTTCATAGGATCATTTCCAATTACAATTTTTCTAATAATTTCCATAGTTAATTAATTTCGTCATCGTTATTATTAATCATATCGATGAAGTTAGAATAGTCAGTATTGCGTTTTTCGTAGTTAAGCTTAAGCATTGAAAGTGCGAACTCAAGTTCATCTTCACCCTCGACAAAGAAGTTTGAGCCCTGTGAAACAGTATCCTCCTCATCGTTGAATACACATACTCCGCCAACTACAATTGTATCTCTTTCAAGTCCTAGTTCTTCAATCTTCTTATTTAATTCATCCATCTGTTCTCCGTAGAAAACTAGCAGTTCTGCTGTTTTTTCTTTTAATTTCATATTGGTGTATTAAACGTATGAGCCAATTAACTTAACATCTGCTCTAAAGTTTGCGACCTCTCCAGATCCGTTGTTGATGGTAAATGTAAGTACACCAGCTCCAGTCGTATACCACCTGAATGAAAACCCTCCAGCTCCTGATGACAGATTCCAACCAATCCCTTCGTAGTAGTATATATTCTCAGAACCAGGGAACCCAGTAAAACCTACACTGTCAAAGAACGTAGCAACTCTTCCAGTTCTAAACTTTGAATGTGAGTTGTTATAGAGTGTGTACTCGATAATAGCACCTTTGTAGAACGCAGATCCATTATTGATAGTAAGCATTGTCTGTGTACCTGCTCCAGTCGCAGACGTAAATGATAGAGCTAGATTCTGCACTTCCGCTTCTCCGCTAAAGTTCTGTGATCCTGATGTCTTATAGATAGTCGCTGAGAAGGATGATGATTCTTTTACCACACTTATGATTCCAGAGAATCTCAATGTACGTGCTCCAGCATTCCCACTTAGTGACAAATCTGCACTACCCGCAAATGCTCCAGCGTTGTTAAACTGGATATTACCCTGTGATCCACCAGGATTATTTGCTACCTGTGTGCTGATGTAGTTAGTTAATGCAGAAGTACTATAGTATCCAAATTCAGCAGTTAGCTCATCGAACACTAGGATCAATGGGTTATCAGCTGGGTCTAACGCACCAGCGGGCCACGTGTTACCTGGATCCAGAGAGAATGTTCCAGAGGCTGAGTCGTATGCGACAGGAGAAACAGCTGTAAACACAGGGTCTTCAGATAAGTATGCTCTCAGCGACTCAATTGTAATACCCTTGTACTGCGTTGTAGAGGTATCGTAAATCAACAATCCATCGTTTGGTGAAATAGTGTCAGCAGTAAGCTGTACCAATACACCAGTTGACAGTAAACCAACTACGTTTGAGGTATAGTAAACAGGAGATGCTGCTGTGAAGATGGCATTGGACGAGAAGGCGTTAGCCCCAAGTTCTCTTCTTACCAACTTATTAGTACCATCGATGAAGATACCAGTAAGTTCTGCGTTATCCTCAGATGGAGCAGTAGTGAAGTACTGGTCTCCGTTCACTTCAATGGAAGTGGTGCCCAGCTTAAGAGCAGAGTCGTTGCCAAGACCATCCTCAATAGTCTGTCGAGTAGATGATAAAGTAGATGTTTCGGTTTTCAGTAGTTGTGAATACCCATCTTTAACCTTTACAGAAGTTAAACTTGCCATTATGTCTTATTTTTGTACAAATATAGCAATTAAGTATATGAAAAAGAAAACGAAGCGGCAACACCCAAGCCGCAAGTACCGTGAGTTCTCCAAACACAAGGAGGAATTGGTAGGCGACAACTACGCCAAGAACGTCAGAAACGTACTCTTAGACTTCCGTGACGACAGGAATATGTCTCCTGAGCTGACAATGTTCCTACTCTGGGCGTATGAATACGAGTTCTTCACGATGGATTACCTAGACAAGCGATGTGGCATAGCAAAGACAAGTTGGGCAACCACTATGCGACCCGTCTTATACAAGTATGGCCTGCTGATGACGATGTATAGCAAGCAGTCTGAAGGTGTCTCTATGGAAAAGATGATGATGCGTAACGAAAGCGACCCATCCTACCGCAATAGGTATGCGCTAACTCAGAAGGCAAAGCTGTATGTACAGGAATTTTACCGCAAACTGGACGGTAGAGAGACTATCAAGCGCAAAAACTTCTGGGTTTCACGTGGTGCACTGATAGATCCACAGCGATAAAGAGCCTTATAGTGCACATATACGTGCGCTTATGGTCCTTTTAAGCCTCATTATGTACCCGGAAGGGTGTTAATGGAGGATATATGCATCATTACATACCCGAAAGGGTATTAATGGTGTTTTTAACCTACTTTTTAGCCTTTGCTTTTCTGTAATCGTCAAACATCTTTCTGTTCTCAGGCTTGTTAACCCAGGTGGTGAAGTCTTTGCGTGGCATAGCTCTATTCGTACCATCGAGGTCTAACAATACTGTTCCCTTCTGGGTATCGTACTTGATGTCTCTAATTGCGGATGGTAACTTTACAGTCTTCTGCACCTTTATGGATGGCTTTGGCATAGTTAGCTCCTTCGGGGCAATGTTTACCTTTTCATTTTTTTTATACTCTACGTGCCGTACCGGTTTTTTAAAATGTCCAAAATAATTTAATTTTGTCTTTGGATCATACTCTACTAGATTAGGAACTAAACCAGTTTTTTCATCTTTCCAAAATATCTTTTCATCTAATGTTAAAGGTCTAGTTCTAGTTCCTGGTCTAAAAGTTTGGGGAAGTAATGTTCTTACATACGAGCTATCTTGATAAGCTTTTAGCCAAGAGTGATTAGGATCAGTTACATAGATAGTATCTCTTGCTGGAGTAGCTTTCTTAGGTGGATCTACTGGTTTCTTTATAGCCTTCATTTCTTTCCTCTGTTACGTGCTCTATTTCTGGAGGCGGCCTCCATTACTAACTTACCTGTCTTAGTATGTGAGGCATCTAGGCCATCACCATTCCCGTAGGTTCCCTTCTCTCTGTTAAACTTGTTCAGCAGTGAGCGATACTTCTTACGCTCCTCTGACTTGTTGTACTTACGCTGGTACTCTCTGCGCTTTTCAGCGGCTTCTGGGTTCTCCTCGTAGTACTTGGAGGTCTTACTTACTTTCACGTTTAATCTTTTTTTCCTGTTCAAGCATCTGTTCAGTTGGCTTACGCCCAGAACCCTTGTTTGCACGGATATTGTCCCACAAGCCACGCTTGGAGTAGGAACCGTCTTTACGTTTGATCAGTTTCATTCTTCCTCGTAGTAACAAGCCTTCACCTTAAAGTGAGTAGGCTGTTCAGCCTTTGCTTTGATGGCTGCCTGTACTTGCTTTACAGCTTCTTCCAAGGACATAGCCTTCACCTCTACCTCAGAGCCAGACTCCATCTCGCCTCCACCATTATACTTCTTGACCATCCCGCCACCGCCGTACATCTTTGTCTTCTTACACTTCATCGTTTTAGTTTTTTAACGAGCATTTTTGCCCTGTTCTTCATATCCTTAGATTTTTTCATATACGGATAGTCAGACAATCTTTCTGCAAATTTAACATATTCTGCTGCTTCAGGTTCTCCTGGCATAACTTTCCTGTAGATTTCTGAGTATCCAGCTTCTGGGATTACGTAATTATCAACCATTCTCTTGAATCTGCTAACCTCAGCAGGAGTGGTACTCTTCTTTACAGTACCCTTTTCAGGCATAGGTGGATTCTTCAGTCCCTTATTGATCTTCATCGTTTCTTAGCATTTAGTCTTTCCAGGCGCTTCATAGCATATCCGAATGCCTTCTGCGAATTTACTTCTTTTGCTGTTGCGTATGTTTCACGCTTACCGAATGTACGATCCTTTAGGGCCTGCTCACGTAGTGAAGCATTAGAGGCTGTTCCTCTACGCACATTACGGATGTCTTGGTTCAGTGCCTTCTTACTAGTCTTGTAGTTGTACTTCTCACCACCAGACTTGTAGGATATATCTGCCCCTTTCTTGCATTTAGGGTCTTCTCCGACCATACAAGTAGAGGTAGACTGATCTCCTGAGTTCTTTCTATCCTTGTATACAGCCTTCATTGACTGGCTAATATCAGCCTTCTTCTTTGAAGACTTGAGGTTACTCTCGTCAACCTTAGCAATGGTCTTCCTTAACTGAGACTCACGCTTAAGACGCTCACCACGGAACTTGTCGTATACCTGACCAGAGTAGATGTTGTCATTACCACCCATACGCAGGGTCGTGCTCTCCTTCTCGGTGGGTGCTACCTTACTCCAGTTCTTGTCTTGCTGTAAAGTCTCCCGAACAGCATCCATATTAGGAGTTGTAAGCTGTTGCTTAGCCTGCTTACGTGTCATACCTTTCTTAGCGAGCAGGTAGGATATACCTTTTGTCTTTGGCTGACTCATTTCTTCATACGGCTGTTATAGTCCCTACGTGTTCTATACTCGTAAGAAACTAAATCATTAAATGTTCTACGTGTGTTGAGTTGCTTTTTTCCTTCTACTGCTCTTTCTGCAAGGAACTTCTCTTGAGGAGATGCATTTGAAGCTGTTCCCCTACGTACTACCTTGATGTCCTTACGCTCTTGCTGACGTGCCTCCTTGGAACGCAACTTAGTTGGAGCCTCGTAGTGCAGGTACTTATTCCCACCAGGACCCTGTCTCCACTCCATAACCATAGGTTTACGAGCATTGATACGCTCCTCTTGGAATCCTTTAAAGTCTTTAATAGAACTGCCAGTAGGTCTCTCCACAGCAGTGCCACGCTTGGTCTTCATCTGTGCCAACTTAGCCTCGTCTGGAGCACGAAGCATATCCAGAGCCTCACCACGAGATACACCTTTCTTAGCAAGTGCGTACCTCAAGCCAGACACCTTGGGAGTCTTGATCGTCTTCATAGGACAAATATACAGAATATAGAGTCATAGATAAAATCTATAATACATACCTACATTATAGAGATTAACATTTGGAAATGTCATTTATTTCCTGTAACTTTGCTTACACAAGTGAGCACGTAAGGAGGCAAACAGTGAACACGCTTCCCAATTCTAACGCTTTAGTGCAGCGTAGGGCTTCACAAAAGCCCCTTAGCTAAACGACACAACAAAAGATTTACTGCTCACACGCAAAGGAGGTCTTGGG